TGAAACAGCAGCTACAGACTTAGATATTAAAACTGATGGAACTGATAAGTTCGTTGGTGGACTATATATGGGTAAAAGCGATGCAGCAGGTAAAACATTTTTCTCAGGTGCAAGCAATGATGTTATAACTTTGAATGGTACAACTAAAGGCGGTATAGCTGGAAGTATCATTAGAGTTACAGCTATAGGTTCAGCCAAGTACGCAGTAGAAGGTATAGTCCTTGCTTCCGGTACTGTAGTAACTCCATTTGCTGACGCTTAAGGGGGTGCATAGTGGCTGATGCAGTAACAACACAAACCATCTTAGATGATGGCGGTAAAAACTTAATAGTTAAGTTAACTAATATTAGTGATGGCACTGGAGAAAGTGATGTCACTAAAGTTGATGTATCAGGTTTAACTTCAGGTATTAATGGTCAGGCTTGCTCTGGTATCAGTATAAATAGAATATGGTTTAGTAATGTAGGTATGGGTTTCAAATTATTTTGGAAAGCAACCTCAAACCAATTTATTTTAGAAGCTGGTGCAGACCAAACTGATACATGGGATTTTACTTGGAGTAATAAAAGTTTGCCGGGCATACCTAATAATGCAGGTAGCGGTAAGAATGGTGATTTAGCTTTAACAACTGTTGGACACTCTAGCGGTGATAGCTATAGCATCATTATTTGGGCAAATAAAAACTACGATACTGCTACTACAGCGTAATGTCTAAATCAGCAGAAACTGATAAATTACCTATAGAAGCACGTCTAAGTGGACTAGAAAGAGAGTACGCTCTACGTTATGAGTACATAGAGCGTAGACTCGATGAAGGTAGTAAGAAGTTTTTACGAATAGAAAATATGCTGTGGGGTCTTTATGGTTTAGTTTCTGTTGCAGTAGCATATATTAAATTTATATGATGGAAGAATCTGTAAAGAAAAAGATAAACCTTGAAGTAGAGATAGACGCTAATGCTAACAGTGCCGGTGATAATCCTTTTCAGAAATGGATACACTTAGCAAGAACTGTTGATGCATGGAGAATATTCCCTAGAGCATTTGTGACTGTATACATCATATTACTTTACAAAGTTGTAACTTGGTTTATGGATATACCTGAACCTAATTTAGAACAAGCTGGTTTAGTATCTATAGTAGTAGGTGCTATGGCAGCAGTGTTTGGAATATACGCAGGTACATCAGGACAGAGTAAAAAGTTTAAAGGTGAGGATTGATGGCTAAAGACCCTAAGTTAAAAAAAGCAGGGGTTAGCGGATACAACAAACCTAAAAGAACTCCTAATCATCCTAAGAAGTCACATGTTGTTGTGGCTAAGAAAGGTGATAAGACTAAACTAATACGTTTTGGACAGCAGGGTGTTAAAGGTGCTGGTAAAAATCCCAAGTCTAAAAAAGACAAAGCACGTAAAAAATCTTACTATGCAAGACATAATGCACAAGATGCAAGTCCAGATAAGTTTAGTGCTAGGTATTGGAGTCACAAAGTTAAATGGTAATTAGTAGAACTCAAACTAAAAAACAAATGACAGGTAAAAAAAAGAAATCAAGGGTAAACGAAGCTGGTAACTACACAAAGCCGGGTATGCGTGAGAGAATGTTTAAACGAATTAAGGCTGGTGGTAAAGGTGGTAAACCCGGACAATGGAGTGCTAGAAAAGCACAGATGTTAGCTAAACAATATAAAGCAAAAGGTGGAGGATATAAATGAGCAAAGACTTAGAGCCAGTAGTAAAGCAGTTGCAGAAAGCATCTAAGATGCACGCAGCGCAAGCTAAAATAGTAAAGAACCATATAAAGACTATGCATAATGCCGCTAAAAAAAGGAAGTAGTCAGAAAGTAATATCTTCTAATATTTCTAAATTAAAAAAAGAAGGGAGACCACAGAAACAAGCAGTAGCAATAGCATTGACAGAAGCTTATGGCAAAAGACCCAAAAGAAGGAACAGGAAAAAAACCTAAAGGAAGCGGGAGGCGTTTATACACAGATGAAAATCCTAAAGATACAGTACCCATTAAGTTTGCAACGCCTACAGATGCAAGGAAAACAGTTGCAAAAGTCAAAAGAATTAAAAAACCCTTTGCTAGAAAAATACAAATACTTACAGTCGGAGAGCAAAGAGCAAAAGTTATGGGTAAGTCTGAGGTCACTAATATATTTAAAAAGGGTAAAGATTCAATAAGAAAAGCACATGGCAATAGCAAAAAGTCAAAAAAGTCTTAAAGACTGGACTAAACAAAAATGGCGTACTAAGTCAGGTAAGAAGTCGTCAGAAACAGGAGAAAGATATTTACCTGAAAAAGCCATCAAAGCCATGTCTAGTTCTCAATATGCAGCTACTACTAGGAAGAAAAGAGCAGATACTAAGAAAGGTAAACAATTTTCTAAACAACCTAAGTCTGCTGCAAAGATATCTAAGAGGTATAGGTGATGTATGAGTATGGTTGTAAAGTTGAAAGAGTCGTTGATGGTGATACTGTTGACGTTGTGTTGGACCTTGGGTTTGACATTTTTCATAAGTGTCGTGTTCGTCTTTATGGCATTGATACTCCTGAGTCACGTACCCGTGACCTTGATGAAAAGGCTAGAGGAAAAATGGCTGGGTCTTTCTTAAAAGAGTCTATAGATGCAGGTGATAAGATTGTTATACAAACAAAACTAAAAGATTCTAAAGGTAAGTATGGCAGAGTATTAGGTGATGTAGTTGTAGATGATGTAAACATAAATCAACTTATGGTTGACAAACATCTAGCAGTGAAATACTTTGGACAAAGCAAACAAGAAGTTGAAAAAGAGCATCTTAAGAATAGACAGATATTAATTGATAACGGAACATTTGAACCTTAAAATAAATATGTTTAAACAACAGGAGAAAAAATATGCCAAATGTAGGTAAAAAGAAATTTCCTTATGATGATGCTGGTATGAAGGCAGCACGTGAGGAAATGAAAAAAACCGGTAAGGATATGGTTATCAACTTTGACGAGGGTGGAAAGGTAGATGACTACCAAGATAGCCTTGTTAAAAAGTTTGGTGGCGGTATGCCAAGAATGATGGAAGGTGGTATGCCTAAGTATGGTAAAGGTGGAATGCCTTACGGAAATACAAAGAAAAAGAAATAATATATGGCAACAGCCACTACTAATAACTTTAATCTTGATATAGCAGAAGCAGCAGAGGAGGCTTTTGAATTAGCTGGTTTAGAAATGAGAACCGGTTATGACCTGCGTACAGCTAGACGTAGCATAAATCTTATGATGCTCGAATGGGCAAACAGAGGTTTAAATCTATGGCAAGTTGAATCAGGTAGTACGACTCTTACTGCTGGAACTGCTACATACACTTTAGATGCTGACACTATTGATTTATTAGAACATCATTTAAGAACAGATGATGGAGAAACAAATGCGCAAAGTGATACGTCTTTAACTAGAGTATCCTTTTCACAGTATGCAGATATACCTAATAAGTTAGATAGAGGCAGACCTAATGAGATATTAGTTAACAGAGATAGTGGCTCTACTTCTTTTACTCTTTATCCTGTGCCGGATAGCACTACTACTTATAAAGTAGTTTGGTATAGGCTAAGACAGATATATGATGCAGGAACACCAGCATCTAATACTCTTGATGTACCTAAAGTGTTCTTACCATGTCTAGTTTCAGGATTAGCATATTATCTTGCTATGAAAAATCCAGAGGCAGCACAAAGAGTTCCATTCTTAAAACAACAGTATGAAGAACAATGGAAGCTTGCATCTGAGGAAAATAGAGTCAAGGCAGCTGTAAGATTCGTGCCGGGAGGTTATTAGTATGCCATATGCAAAAGGTAAACATGCGTATGGTATATGCGATAGAACTGGATTTAGATATCCTTTAAAAGATTTACGTAATCAAATAAAAGATAAAAAAAGGACAGGACTATTAGTAGGCAAAGATGTATTAGATAAAGACCAGCCACAACTACAGTTAGGCAGACTAAGACTAAATGACCCACAAGCATTAAAGAATCCAAGACCACAAACAGATTTAGAGGCTAGTAGAGGTTTATCAGGTTTCAATCCTATAGGTGGATGGAACTCAGCATTTGGTGACTGCAATCTAAGTAACATGGTTTTGAAAGGTAAACTAGGTAAATTAACTATAACCACAAGCTAATGTCATTTACATTTACTACATTAAAAACTGCAATACAGGACTATACTGAAAATACAGAGACCACATTTGTAAATAATCTACCTACTTTAATTAAACAAGCTGAGAGTAGAATAAATAGTTCGGTAGAATTACCACGCTATAGAAAGAATCAACAAGCTACTGCAACTATAAATAATCAATATCTTGGAGTGCCAGATGATTTTTTATATTCTTATTCATTGGCAGTAGTAGATTCAGATGGCAACTACAATTTTTTAATAAATAAAGATGTTAACTTTATTAGAGAGGCTTATCCTAAACCTTCTACCAATACAGGATTACCAGAATACTACGCACAATTTGATGATGGTTTTTTTATATTAGGTCCAACACCTGATGCTAATTACACAGTAGAGTTACATTACTTTTATTTACCACAATCTATTACTGCATCATCAGATGGCACAAGCTGGTTAGGTTCTAATGCACCAGATGTTCTTTTGTTTGGCTCTCTAGTAGAAGCGTATATATTTATGAAAGGTGAACCTGATTTAGTTAGTCTCTATGAAACAAGATTTAAAGAAGCATTAGATAAGCTAGTCATAGAACAAGATGGAAGAAATAGAAAAGATGCCTATAGAGGCGGTCAAAGAAGGATAGCAGAACAATAATGTTAGAAGAAAGAATATTATCTTTAGAAGGAAAACATGTAGCTATTGTAGCAATGGGTATGAGTCAAATAGATTTTCATTTGTCACAGTTACATAGTAAAAAGTTTGATGAAGTTTGGGTTATAAATGCAATGATAGGAGTGGTAAAGAAAGCTGATAGAGCCTTTATTCTTGACCCTATGTCTCGTTTTTTTGATACAGATGAAGCAGCATCCATGACAGAAATGATGAGAGAGGAATTACCTAAAATAGATTATCCAATATATTCATGTGAATTAGATGCAAGAGTTCCAGCTGTAGAGGAGTATCCTATTAAAAGTGTAATAGAAGATACATCATGTGCATACTTAAATAATACTGTTGCTTATGCTATAGCATTTGCTTATTGGAATAATGTAGGTGCAATAAGTATGTTTGGCACAGACTTTACTTATAATAACAATGCACACTTTGCAGAAATGGGTAGAGCATGTTGTGAGTATTGGTTAGGTAAATGTATGGAAAATAATATGGATGTTTCAGTTGCAGTTAGGTCTAATTTACTAGATGCAAATGTTAATATGAAAGACAAACTATATGGATACCATCGTTTAAACGACCCAATAGTTTCGTATATAAATGATGGACAGCTTTCAGTATGTAATTATTCAGATGTTATACAAGAAAAAATGATACCACATGGAATTATAGGTAGAGAAAATCCTAAAGAGTGGGTTATAGATGAAAGAGCAAATGGTGGTCATCCACCAGAACCTAACGTACCATAATGCAAACAGATAAATTTGAAATAGCTATTGGTAATCTAGGTGTAAAAACTACAGATTATAGAGGACACACAGTAGAAGAAGTTGCAGATATGGCAACAGATAGATTAGTTTCGATAAGTGATACAGCACCTGACACTATAAAAGCGCAAGCCCATATATTTAAAGATGCTGCACGAAAGGTAATTACACACTATATGCATGAGGCAATAAAAAACCACATATGTACAGTATGTAATCAATTAGAACAGCAAGGACATAAAGACCTTGCCAATATAATAAGGAGGCTGTAATGGCTATAACACAAGCAATGTGTACGTCTTTCAAAAAAGAACTTTTAGAAGGTGTGCATAATTTTAAAAACTCAGGTGGAAGCACATTCAGATTAGCACTCTATACGAGTTCAGCTACTATGAGTGCAGCAACTACTGCATATACAACTTCTGATGAAGCTAGTGGTACTAACTACACTGCTAAAGGTAATACACTTACACGTGTAGACCCTACTACTTCAGGCACAACAGCGTTTACAGACTTTGCTGATTTAACTTTTGGCACAGCAACAGTTACTGCTAGAGGTTGTATGATATATAACGACTCTGCTTCAGGTGACCCAGCAGTTGCAGTATTTGATTTTGGTGCTGATAAAACATCAACAGCAGGTTCATTTACTATAACTTTTCCAACAGCTGATGCAAGTAATGCGATTATAAGAATAGCTTAATACATGTCTGTCGGTTGGGGTCGGTCCACTTGGGGAACAGGTCCTTGGGGTCAACCTGCGATAGTCAATGTTTCTGTAAGTATTACAGGTGTTGCTGGTACATCAGCACTTGGAACAGAAACAATATCATGTGATGCTAATGTACCAGAGATAGGTGTCGCAGCTACAGGAGCAGTAGGCTCAGTAGTTGCTACCGGTGCAGCTAATGTAGCTGAAACAGGTTTAGCAGGTACAACTGCTTTAGGCACAGAATCTGTTACAGCTGATGCTAATGTATCTGAGACAGGCGTAACAGCCACAGGTGCGATTGGTAGCGAAACTGTAACAGGTGAAGCTAATGTAACAGAGACAGGAGTAGCTGGAACTACTGCATTAGGTACAGAATCTGTAAGTGGTGATGCTAATGTAAGTGAAACTGGTATAGCAGGTACATCTGCTATAGGTAGTGTAACAGCCTCTGGTATAGCAATTACTGGTGTTTCAGGTACTGCTTCTACAATATCAGCAGGTGATGAGACAGTAACATGTGATGCTAATGTACCCTGCACAGGACTAGCTGCAACTAGCGGATTAGGAACTGTAAGCACAGTTACGGAAAATATATTTCCTATAACTGGGGTTTCTTCAACTGGTGCGGTTGGTAGTACAACAGTTACAGGTGTAGCAAATCTGTCTGTAACAGGTTTAAACGCTACAGGAGAGATAGGATTTGTAAGTGTATGGGGAGATATAATACCCGGAGTTACAACATCATGGTCTGATGTAGAAGAATCTGTTACAACAACTTGGAGTGACGTAGCATAACAAATAGTTTAATATAACTTTAGAGGTAAAAAATGGCAACTTATGTAAATGACCTTAGATTAAAAGAAATAGCGACTGGTGACGAGTCAGGAACTTGGGGTACAAGTACAAATACTAACCTTGAGTTGATAGCAGAAGCATTTAGCTTTGGCACAGAAGCTATTACTACTAATGCGGATACGCATACAACTACAATAGCAGATGGTGCTACTGACCCCGGTAGGTCTATATATTTAAAATATACAGGAACATTAGATTCAACCTGTACTATAACTATAGGACCGAACACAGTATCGAAGCTATGGTTAATAGAAAATGCAACAAGTGGTTCACAATCTATAATAATAAGTCAAGGCTCTGGTGCTAATGTAACTATACCGACTGGTAAAACTAAAATGATTTACTCTGATGGTGCTGGTTCTGGTGCTGCTATGGTTGATGCACTAGCATCTATCAATATAGAGACAAGTGGTATATTAGAAACATCAGCATCTATACAAACACCACTAATAGAATTTACAGATGGTGATGATGCTATATCTATAGCTGATGGAGGTATATGCACTTTCCCAGCAAATACTGTTTTTTCTGGTGATTTAGATATAGCAGGTTCAATAGACGTAGATGGCACTACAGAAACAGATGCACTAACCATTAATGGTTCAACATTTAACTACAAAACTTTTGGTACAGCTTCTTTCATGATTGGAGACACAACCACAGGTACTATTGATGCTGCTGATAATAATACAGGAGTTGGAGTTGATGTTTTTGCATCTTTAACTTCGGGAGACGATAATACTGCTGTAGGTAAAAACGCACTAAACGCAGCAACTACAGGACATAGTAATACAGTTATCGGTAAAAATGCTGGTGAAGCAATAACAACAGGTAATGAAAATGTATTTGTAGGCGAAAGGGCAGGAGATGCTTGCACAGAGGGAACTAATAACACAGGCATAGGACATAAAGCATTAAGTGACATAACTACAGGTAGTGGTATTACTGCTGTTGGAAACGATGCAGGACTAAGCATTACATCTGGTACACAAAATACTGCTATTGGTTCATTTGCACTAGATGCTTGTACTACAGGTGTAAATAACACAGCATTGGGTTATCAAGCATTAACTGCACACACAACAGCAAATCACAATACTGGTTTAGGTAATGCAGCTTTAGCTGCTAATACAACTGGGGCAAACAACACAGCCGTAGGCTCATTAGCAGGTGATGCCATAACAACTGGTAGTGCTAACACAGCTTTAGGTCAAGGTGCGTTAACTGCGTTGACAACAAACTCTAACAATACGGCTGTCGGTGCAGATGCTTTAGTAGCTTGTACTGGAACAGGTAATACAGCAGTAGGCTTTCAAGCTGGTGATGGAATAACATCTGGAAGTTATAACGTAGGGGTCGGTTTTAATACTCTAAGTTCAGCAGTAACAGCAGACGGAAACACAGCAGTAGGTAACTCTGCTTGTGTTAGTTTAACAGGAGGAACTAAAAACGTAGCTATAGGACAATCTGCACTTACTACTGCTACAACAGCAGATAACAACGTAGCAATAGGTTCTGATGCTATGGATTTAGTGACTACTGGTTCTAATAGTGTTGCTGTTGGTTTCCAAGCTATGTTTAATACAACGACACCAGACGACAACGTGGCAGTAGGTCATAATGCTTTATTTAATAATACTACTGGAGCCTTAAACACAGCAGTAGGAAAAAGTGCTTTAGAAAATAATACAACTGCATCAAGTAACCAAGCATTCGGTAGACGTGCTTTATATTTAAACACAACTGGTACAGAAAATAGCGGTTTGGGTTATTTAGCATTAGATGCTAACACAACGGGAAGCTATAACACAGCCGTTGGTGTCAACGCTCTAGGTGCTAATACAACAGCAGATAACAACACAAGTGTAGGAGTTGGTTCTTTAATTGCAAACACTACTGGTTATGGTCAAACTGCTTTAGGAGAACGTGCAGGTGAGGATGCTACAACAGGTGCAGCAAATGTATTTGTAGGTAATGAATCAGGTGAGGATTTAACTACAGGAATAGGAAATGTTTTTGTAGGCTATCAAACTGAATCTTTTGGTGCTAACTCTAATTATCAAATCGTTTTAGGGTTTGATACTAAAAGTGTAGGTGATGCCACTACTTTTACTTTTGGTAGAGGAACTGGAAACAATAGAGTACATAATAACTTTGACTCAAATGCTTCTTTCACTAGGGTATCTGATGTTAGATATAAAGATGAAATACAAGATAACACAGATTGTGGTTTAGCTTTTATTAACGATTTAAGACCAGTGACTTTTAAATGGAGAGCAAAAGCTGATATTGATTCTTCACTACCAGACTATGATGCAGACGCTACTGAGCGTACACATGATGCAAAATTGTATGGGTTGATAGCACAAGAAGTTAAAGAGTCTTTAGACAAACATAACATAACTGATTTTGGAGGATGGTTTCAAGGTGAAGAAGATGGAATACAAGGTGTTTCGCAAGAAATGTTTGTGCATCCACTAATAAAAGCAGTACAAGAACTTTCAGCGAAAGTTGATGATTTAGAAAACAAATTGAACGGAGAATAATATGACTCAAACAGTAGCAGAATGTTTAACAGCAGCAGTAGATAGTGCAACACTTATTACTGATATAAATACAAATGGTGCAAATTCTACTTATCTTATACCTGACTTAACACAAGCAGAAGTAAATGACGTAGTACAACGTAATGTTGACCACTTAGAAATTATATTAGCTTACGATGGTAGTGGTGATATACCTAACGTAGTAGGTTCTTCTTCAAGTAAAAAGACTACTTGTAGTGATGCCATTACTACAGGCAAAGCGTATATCGCAGCTAATTCATAAAAAAAGACTATAAAGTGAACAGTCTTTTAAAATGCCACTAACTAGATATACATTCAAACCGGGTATAAATAAAGAAGGTACTTCATACAGCAATGAAGGTAATTGGTTTGATGCTGATAAAATAAGGTTTCGTGCAGGTCGTCCTGAAAAAATAGGTGGCTGGGTAAAAAAAAGTTTAAATAGTTTTTTAGGTTCAGCAAGAAAATTACATCAATGGGTTTCATTAGATACAGATAAATTTATTTCTTTAGGTACTCATTTAAAGTTATATTTATTACAAGGTAATACTTTTCACGATATAACTCCTATAAGAGCAACTACTACTAATGGAGTTACTTTTTCAGCTACTAATGGTAGTTCTACTATAACTGCTACTGATTCAAGTCATGGAGCAAATAAGGGTGATTTTGTAACATTTGCTCAAGCAGTATCATTAGGTGGCAACATTACTGCTGCTGTACTAAATCAAGAATATCAAATA